CCGTCGTCGCTGGACTCCTGGAGCTTGATGGTCACGTCGGTGCCGGTGAAGGAGAACACGTGCAGGTACGCCTGGAGGCCGAAGCTGCTCGCGGCCGCGCCGTCCACCGAGGAGCCGTTGGTCGCGCCGGTGTCGGTGCGCTTGCCGGCGGTGAGCTGCTCGCCCCACTCCAGCCCGTACTGGTTGGCTTGGGCTTCCACGTCGATCAGCAGCGCGCCGTCCTGGGCCCGCTTGGGGTCGTAGTTGACCTGCTTGGCGTTCAGGCATGCGGCCGGGTTGCCGAGGGTCGTCCCCCGCAGATAGGCCAGCAGCACGTCGGCGGTCGGCAGGGCCGACAGGCGCTCGTGGGCGCGGTCGGTGGCGTCGTTAAAGAACACGCTGAGCTCGAACCGGCCGTCGCGGCGGCCACCGATCCGCTCGAAGGCGCTCTTGGTGATGCCGGTGACCTCCAGCGCGGCCGGGCCGCCGCCCAGGCTACCCGAGCCGATGTCGTCGCCCAGGTCGTAGCCGGCGACCCAGAGCTGGTCGCCGAGCCCGGATTGCTTCGCCATCGTCTGCTCCTATGCGCTCTGGGCCCACACGTCGTTGACCAGGACGGGGATGCTGATGTCCATGCACCGGTAGACGACGCCGGACAGGTTCATGTAGTGGGCGTCGGCCTGGAGGCTGCTGCCGGCGCTGCCGAGCAGGTCGATCGCGCGGGCTTCGCCGCCGAGCTCGAAGTCGCCCGAGTAGGCGTCCATGAGCGCCGAGGTCGCGGCGAGGATGGCGCGGTCGAGCCACAGCTCCGGGGCGGCCTCGGTCGGGATGTACAGGCGGACCTTGAAGGTGACCCGCGCGCTCGTCGACGCGAGCCCGCTGGAGCGGAGCGGGACGATGTCGTCGGCCCAGATCGCGGCGGTGATCCCCGAGGGGCCCGGCTCGTCGATCTTGGTCTCGTTCACGGTCTCGAAGTAGCCGCTGGCGAGCGCGTGGGACACGAGCCGGTCGAGGATGTCCTCTGCGTCCAGGGCCATCAGATGGCCCCGATGCGCATCTTGCGACCGAACGCTGTGTAGGCCTGGTCGCGGAGGTCGTCGAGGCCTCGGCCGGAGGCTTCCACGTCGCTGTTGGGCTTCCCGGACCCGCGGGCCTCGCCGAGCCCGGAGCGCCGCGCGTAGCCGGTCGCTTCCTGCTGGATGGTGTTGATCGCCTCGGCGATGTTGAGCTCGCGGACCAGCCCGGGGACCAGGTGCCGGTAGATGTCGGCGCCGGAGGTGTGGGCGGCCAGGGTGGTGCCGAGCTGGGCGCGGGCGAGCTCGACCCCGGTCAGGGTGTAGATGTCGACGCCGGCGGAGTGGGCGGCCAGCACGGTCCCGTCCCAGGCGCGCTTGACGGTCAGGTCGTTGCCGGCGATGTCGACCACCAGCATCCGCTCGCTGCCGATGAGCAGGACCGTCCCGGCCGCGAACGCGGACCCGTCGGTGACCGTGACCGTGACCGCGCTGGCCAGGGCGGTGAGTCCGGAGCCGCCGAGGTTCTGGCCGGAGTCGACCATCGTCTTCTCGGTGACGATGACCCGCTCGGAGTCGATGCGGAGCACGTCGCCGACGCCGACATAGGGGCTCGACCAGGTCGCCGAGGCGGTGTCGGTCACGTCGGCGTCCAGGGCCGAGGTGAGGTCGCCGACCTGCTCTTCGTCGTTGCGCCAGCCGGCCAGGACCGCGGCCTCGATGGCTCGCTGGCTGGTGTCGCCGGCGGCGAAGGCGGCCGAGCTGGACCGGTCGATCTCGATGCGCCGGTACGGGGGGCCGGAGTTGGCCGGCTCCAGGAAGTAGTCGGCGGAGCTGATGACGGTCCCACCGGCGGTGAGGGTGGTGACGCTGATGATCTCGTCGCCGTCGAGCCACAGCCGATAGGACGGCGAGGTGTACGGCGGGGCGGGCCAGTCGAAGTACAGGGTCTTGACCACCGGCCGGAACGTCCGGTGGAGCAGGCCTTCCAGGCTGCGGGCGCCGGACTCGATGGCCCGGTCGACCTGCCGGTAGTTGCGGGCCGTCAGCTTCACGTCCAGGGCCGAGGTCACGTCCTCGCGGGTGCAGTACCAGATGCCGGCCACTAGCTGATCCCTCCCACGATGGCGCGACGGCCGCTGGTGGCGCCGGCGACGGCGTCCGGGTTGACGACGATGGCGCCGACGAGCAGGGGCCCGGCCGGGTTGATGTTGATGGCCACGTCCCCGACCGACAGGTTGGCCAGGACCTCGACCAGGACCTGGATGACGGCCGGGGTGACCCCGACGCCGACGGCGGGCTGGTGGATGGCGGCCACGGCCGCGACGACCGCCGGGGTGACCGTCTGGTCGACGCGGGGCTGGGCGAGGGGCAGGGCGACCAGGGCGGCCAGGACCGTCGGGACCACGCCGACACCCACGGCCGGCTGGGGCAGCGCGACCACGCTGGCCACCGGCGCCGGGGCCGCACCGACACCCACGGCCGGGGCGGGCAGGGCGGCGACGGCGGCAATCGGGTCCGGGGTGACGGTCGCACCCGTGCCGGACTCGCCAGCGGTGGCCAGGGGCAGGGCTGCCACGGCCGCCAGCACCGCCGGGGCGACCCCGACCCCGACGGCCGCCTGGGGCAGCGCCGCGACGGCTGCAGCTGGCGCCGGCGACACCCCGACCCCGACGCCTGGGGCAGGCAGGGCACCGACGGCGCCGATGGCGGCGGGGGCGGCCCCGACCGACAGGGTCGAGGCGGGCAGCGCGACCGTGCAGGCGATAGCGGCCGGGTTCACGGTCGCGTCGGTCCCACCGGCCGCCGCCTTCAGCTCGAACACGCAGATGTGGCCGCGCTCCTGCTGCGGCGAGCGGTTGAAACCGAGCGTGTACGACCCGGCCGTGGTGACGGTGGTCACGTGGCCGGTCATCCCGCCCATGTTGGCCAGGACCTGGGACTCGTGGTCGAGGGTGTCGCCAGTGTCGGCCGTCGAGCCGCTCGTCGAGTCCCAGTTGCCCAGCCCACCGATGACCGCCGAGTCGTCAGCCTCGGTCGTGACGGCCTGCTGGATCGGGTTGGAAGCGCCCGAGTTGAAGTTCGACATGGCGCTGGCGCCGATAGGGTCGCTCGTGTTGTAGCCGGTCCACTCGTCGATCCAGCCACCATGCGCGGACGCGCCCATCGTGACCGTGACCGTGCGCGCCGACGGGCTCGCGCCAGCCTCCTGGTACCAGCAGCCATAGCCGGCGAACTGGCCGTCGTCGTCGCGGTACCCGGCGATGATGAGCGTCCAGGTGCCGCCCAGGGTGTCGCTGATCGTGGGCAGCGCATCCTGGTCGAACCAGACCGTCAGGATCTGGATGGCGCCATCGGTCGGCGTGTACGACCCCGAATCGGGATCGCTCGTCGCGTTCGGGCCGATGGTGGCCAGCAGCGAAGGACCAGAAAGCGCCATGAGCCTCTAGGGGGTGTAGTCGACGGTGAAGATGCCGGAGGCGGACCGCTGGATGGTGAAGGTGCCGCCCGAGCTGCTGGCGGCCGAGACGAAGTCGCTCAGGAAGACGAGCTCGTCGGCGCTGGTGGCGCCGCCACGGTCGACGACCCCGACCTCCGCCATGGCGCTCGTAATCGTCGAGGTGGTCCAGGCCGAGTCGGCGGCGTCGTAGGTGAGCGTCCCGGAGGAGACGGTGACCTCGGTCGAGGTGAGCTGGGCACCCTCGGCGGTGTAACCGGTCCCCGAGGCCTCGTCGCCTTCCAGGTCGTCCCAGAAATTCATCGTGTCGAAGTTGGGGGTCGCCGTGTCCAGCAGCAGCGCGCCCTTGAGGTCGGTCTCGGACTCCAGCGACTTCCCCAGGGAGTCAATGAGCATCTTCTCCAGGGTGAGCCCGAACAGGCCGGATGCGGTGATGGCCATTACCGGGCACCTCCTGGACGCTTCACAGCCGTCGAGGCCTTGACGGTGGCGGGCCGGGCGACGGCGTCGCCGGCGGCAGCCTCTGGCGGGGCGGCCTCACGCAGGGTGCGGTGGGCGACCCGGGCCTCGCGGAGGCGTTCCTTGAGCGCCCGGAGCTCCTTGTCGCCGATCTCCGGATCCGCCTTGGCGGCGACCAGCTCGGCCTCCAGCTCGGCGACGGCCAGCTCAGCGCGGAGCAGGTCGACGCGGTCCGATGGCATAGGTCCCTTCCTTTCCCTTGAGGGGCCCGTCGTGCTGGGGGTGCCCGTGGGGGCCCCAGAAGCGGCGGACCTTGAGGCGGATCACGTCGGGCCGGACGATGGCGTCCAGGGTCTCGTCGTGCTCGATGTGGATGACGGTGCCGGAGTCGTCGACGGTGACCTTCGCGCGCTTGCCGTTGGCGAGGGTGACCGTCCGCTCCTTCGCGCGACGGCGGAGCTGCGCCGGCGCCCGGCCGGGGGTCCAGAGGGTCACGGTGGCCTCCAGCCGTCGAAGGGGCAGAACAGCCGGCCGTCGGGGCCCGAGCGGAGCGGCTCGCCGTCGTTGGGGCAGGCAACCGGGCCGGCGGCCCGCTCGGCGGCGGCCTGCTCGGCCTGTTCCCGCCAGATGCTGGCGAGTTGCTCCCAGCCCATCAGCCACCCACCAGCCGGCGGAGGCGGTCGTCCTCGGCGAGGCGGGCGGCCAGGGCCGCCTTGCTGCCCGACAGCGGCATCGGTTCGGGCCGGTCCTCGTTGCGGTCGCGGATGAGCTGGCGCAGCTCGGCGACCGACCGCACCCGGTAGTCCTCGACCGGCGGCGCCGGCGGGGTGCGGGGCGCCAGCTGCGTGTCGGCGGCTGGCGAGTAGGTCGGCGGGCGGCCGACGTGGATCTTTGCCACAGGGACCTCCTCGCCCTGGCGGTAGTGGTCTGTCGCCGTGCAGTTGGGACAGCGCGGCAAGCCGACCGCGTAGGCCGTGGTGCAGCGGCGACAGACCAGCAGCATCGGGTCAGGCGTTGAGCTGGGCGAGGTTCGCGGGGGCCCGCTGGATCTTGAGGTCGTAGAGGATGTAGAGCGCGGCGCCGATGTGGGCGGTGCCAGGGTCGGCCACGTTCACGCTGACCCACTCGTAGCCGTCCGAGAGCTGCTCGCTCTGGACCTCGATGACGACGATGACCTGGTTGGCGTCGTCCCAGGTGGCGTCGGTGACCTCGCTGGCCGCGGCCTGGGTGTTCTTGGTCCAGGTCTCGTCGCCGTCGAGGGAGGCCTCGGCCTTGACGTAGTAGGTGGTGACCACGTCCAGGTCCGCGGAGGTCCCGGCGGTCGCGGCGGTGTGCTCCTGCACGTCGAAGACCGGGTTCTCGGCGGCGGTCCCGGCGGCGAGGAAGCCGACGATGGCCACGCCACCGGCGTTCTTCATGTGGATGCGGTGGCCGGTGTTGGCGCCGCCGGCGAGGTCGACGGGGACGATGGCCGAGCCGATGTCGAACAGCCGGCCGAGTGCGGCGATTCCCATGATGCTGCTCCTCTCCTGCCAGGGGGTTGATTGCCTGGCCGGTGGTAGGCCCGGCCGGGGGTTGAGTGCCGGCCGGGCCCGGGTCGGTGGATCAGGTGGACAGGCCCACGAACGGGCTCAGGGTGTTGCTGGAGCCGTTCTTGGGGGTGAGCGCCGAGGACAGCCACGGCCGCCCGTCGACCCGCTCGATGATGCGGACGGCGGTCTGGTCGTTGGCGAACTTGTAGTGGGGGCTGGTCTCGAACTGCATCGCCTGACGGTCGCCGAGCAGGTAGTAGCCCAGGTCGACGAAGGTCAGGGCGTTCGGGTCGGTGAGCTTGGGGATCTTCTCGCTCACGATCAGGGGGCGGCCGAGGATGGTCATGGGCGGGCCCTGGGTGCCGTTCTGGATGTAGACGGCCGACCCGCCGACGTTCTCGCTCCCGGCGACGTTCTCCACCGTCTGGGTCATGGTGAAGATCTCCGGCAGCGCGTCGGGGGCGCACAGCCACACCGCCCGCTGGAGCGACGCGGGCAGCATCCGCGAGTACATCGCGACCACGTCCGGCCAGTCGATCAGGTCGGCCGTCACCCGGGACACGCTGATGACCGCGGAGCCGTTGAGGAAGCCGAGGGGCTCGCCGACGCCGGAGCCGTTGATGAAGGCGTCGTCCTCGAAGAACGCGATCGCCTCGGGCCAGAGCTGCTCGACCAGGGCGGCGAAGCTGCCGATGGCGTCCTGGAACAGCTCGTTGGGGACCTCCGAGTAGCCAGTCAGCTTCTTCGCGTCGAGCACGACCCGGCCGAAGCTGGCCTGGCTCTCGGTCAGGGCCCCGCCTTCCTCGGTCCAGTAGCCGATCATGCCGCCGTACACGCTGGAGGCGTGCGAGGTGTCGTCGATGGTCGGGAACGGCACCCTGAGCGAGTCCATCGGGATGACCCGGGCGCGGGGCCGCACGATGGCGGTCTCCAGCGCGATCGACAGGAGCTCGGAGCGGAGCCGCTCGGGGATCAGGAACCCGCCGTCGGCCGGCACGGTCGACCCGAAGTCGTTGCGGATGCCGGTCAGGCGGTCCCGCAACGCGACCGCGGCCGGCGCCTGGTTGCGGTACCAGATGCTCCGCAGGTAGTCCTCGGTGTCGAGCTGCTGCTCATCCAGGTAGGCGTCGACCCGGGCACCGGGGGAGCGGCGGCTGTGCAGGCCCTGCCGGCGGGCGTTGCGGCCAGCGACGGGGCTGTTGGGATCCAGGTTGACCCGGCGGACGTTGGCGGCCTGGCCCTGCTGGTCGCGGAGCCACTCGCCCAGCACCCGCTGGGTCTGCTCCTCGACCTGCTGCTGGATGTTGCCGGCCTGCTCGGTGCGGGCCTCGACGTAGTCGCGGACGAAGTCACCGAAGCGGCCCTCGTTGATGAGGGTGGTGACCTGCGCCTGGTCCTGGAGGGTGGCCTCCAGCTCTGCCAGGGACGGCCTGACGGTGGTCTCAGGCATGGACGAACGCTCCTTTCAGAGCTCGGACGGCCGCGGCCACGTCAGGCTCGGCGGCGGGGGACGGCGCGGCGGGGGCCGCGTCGGGGGCGGCGATGCTGGGCGCCGGCGCGAGGTGGCGGCCGGCGAAGGTGAAGCAGGCGGTCGGATCCCAGACCGCCACGGCGGCGGCGGTCTGGTCCTGGTCGTCGTCGGCAGTGTCGGCGTGGGAGTCGGCCAGGCCGGCATCGACGGCCTCGACGGCCGAGTACCAGGTTTCGGCGCGCATCCGCTCGCGCCAGGTGGCGACGCTGCCGCCGGCGCGCGCCTGGTAGATGTCGGCGACAGCGTCCGACACCCGGTCCAGCAGCTCGGCCATGAGCCGATGCTCGCCGGCGTTGCCGATCGTCAGCCCCAACGCGTCGTGGATCATGAACTGGGTTCCGCGGTTCATGGTCACGGTGTCGCCGGCCATGCTGATGAAGCTGGCCGCGCTCGCGGCGAGGCCGTCCACGATCACGTCGACCGGGCCGGCGCGGTCCACCAGCAGGTTGTAGATCGCCGTGGCCTCGAACACATCCCCGCCGGGGCTGTTGATCCGGACCTCCAGGGCCCGGTCGGCGCCCAGGTCGTCGAGGAGCTCGGCGACCTCCTGGGCGGTGATGCCCCACCAGCCGCCGATGGCGTCGTAGATGCGCAGCACCGCCGGGCCGCTGTCGCCGTTGCTGGCCAGGGTGAGGTTGGGGGCCTGACCTTCGGGGCGGGCTGGGCCGGCGTCGGCGCGGCGGGCGGTGAGGAGCCGGCCGACCTGGGCGCGGAGGTCCTGGGCGAGGGGTCTACGGGGCACGGTTGGCTCCTTGGTGGGAGGCGGCCAGGGCGAGCAGCTCGGGCCGCTCCAGACCCTGGGCGAGGCGGGCGAGGATCGCGGCGGCCTGCTGGTCCGGATCGGGTGCCGGCGCCGGCTCGGGCGGCGGGGTGTAGGCCAGCTCGGGCAGGCCGAGGAACTGGAGGACCTCAGCCGGGTCGAAGCCCTGCTGGATGAGCTTGATGGCCATGTCGACGGCGGCGACCCGCTCGAGGCGGTCGGCTTCGCGGTCCTCGGGGGTCGGGTCGTCGTGGTCGAACTCGTACCGGGTGGCGACCTCGGGCCCGAACAGCTTGAGGAAGTCGCTGTTGAGCGCGCCCTTAATGCGGCGGAGTCGCTGGCGCAGCACCCAGCGGGCGAAGACGACCTCGCCGGCGTCAGCGTTCGCGCGGTTGACGTCGTCCACGCTGCCCAACATTGGCTTGGGGTAGCCGAAGGCTTCCCGGATCACGTCGCGGGAGACACCACGCAGCTCGGAGAACTGCATGTCCCGCATGGAGAACGCCCGGTCGACCCATTTGCCTTGCTCGATGACGGCGACGCGGTGGGCGTTGCGGACGCCCTGGTGCTGCTCGCGCCAGCGCATCGTCATTTCCTTGAACTCGTCGTCGTCGAGCCGCTTATCGACCTCGATAATTCCGCCGGGGCTGGCGTCGTTGTAGAAGAAATTGCGGTTCCACTCGGCGGTGTAGCGGGCCGAGTCGAGGTCGACGAGCAGCGCCTGGACGGGACCAAGGCCTCGGTAGGGGTCGAGCGGGTTCGGCATCCGCAGGAACACGATCTCGTCCAGGCCGAGGGGGACGTGCTGGCCGTCGGGGCCCCGGTAGATGTAGCCCGACAGGTACTCGGTCGGGTCCGGCACCGGTGCCATCCGGTCGGGGCGGACCGGCCACAGCTCCAGCGGCAGCGAGCTCCTGGGGTCGCGGCCG